GTCGATTACGCGCGAAACCATATCAGGGAAACGGGGTAAAGGGGCCCCCTGCTAGGCAACCCCCGACGGGTTCCCTTGTAGTCGGGCGTGCTCCGAACACACGCCCGAATAAAGGGGGAAGTCTGACAGCGGGCCCCCAGGACCCCGGCGCGGGCGCGCCTAACCACCCGCCCGCGCCGGGAGTGCCTGTTATTCGCAATCGGGTAGTTAGGAGCTAAGACGACATGTCCCGCAGGCCAACCGCTACGATTCTCAAATTGATCAAGGGCGACGCGCACGTCTCGCGGCACCGCGAGGACGCGCCGAAAATCGACGCGCTTCCGCGCATCCCGCCCGGTTGCATACTCGCGGACGACGAAAAAGCTATGTGGGACTGGTTGTTAGAGAATGTCGCGCTCCCCGGCGTGCACGGGACAAGCGACGGCGCGGCGTTCGTGAAAATCGCGCGGCTTTGGGCCCGCGTAAATCAGGTCGACGCGAAGATAGTTAGCCAGGGCCTCGTTATGAAATCGCCGGAGGGGAAGCCGGAGTTACAACCCTATACGCGATTGTCGCGCGACCTCTGGCAACAATTAGGAATCGCGCTAGCGGAAGTCGGCGCGACCCCTGCGGGCCGCGTGAAAATTTCAGGACCGCGCGGGAAGTCCGCGCCGGGGGAAGTGACCTCATGGGACGCAATAGATTGACGCCGGGCACGCGCGAGGCGACGGCCCTGGAGTCCGCGTTATTTGCCTACGACCGGGTCCGCGAGTACCCGCGCGAGGGGCTATCTAGTAACGAGCGCACGATTATTCAGCTAGGGGCGGAACTGCTACGCCTGCGCGCGCTATGTCAGCGGGCCGGGGTCGACGTGACGCCGCCGCCGTCGACGCCATGAATACGTTTCCGCCGATCACGAACGACATAGAACACGCGGAAGCGGTCTTAGAATTCGACGCCCTCCTGGAATTGAACCCGGACCCGCCGCCCGACAGCGAATCCGGGCAACGGCTGCGCGCGCTCGCGGAGGTCATAGAGGCGTATGAAAAAACCCGTTGGCCGAACTAACAACCCGCGCCGCTGCGGGCGGGCGGCACCGTGCGCGCGCGAGGTCCCGGCGCGCATTGTCTACGCGTATATGCGGCTACTCGTCGCGACTCCGCCCGCCACGACCGAATGCCCGCGCCTGTACCTGCGCGGCATGTTTCCGCCCTGCGGCGGTGACCGCTTGTGGACTGCCCCCTGGCTCCCGGAGTTCGACACGTAAAAAGTTCCGGAGCATGATCCGCCCCCTACAAGACTTCGCGCAGGTGCAATCATGAAGTTTTCCTGGCCCTATCAGTCGACCCCCTATCTATCGGCGTTGCCGGGCGTCGCGGGCCCCGGGCTAGACGTGAGTTCGGGCGACCGCCCCTCTAAACTTTACTTCGTAACGTCCTACGACGAGACGAACGAAGGCGGGCCGGACCCTCGCGGGCCTAACTGCTACGCCGGAACCCTGCGTTACTGCTGGATGGCGGATCAGGGGGAGGACTTTCACAAGTTTATAATTCCGCTCATAGGCGGTTACGTCTATCTAGGTCGCACGGTCCTAAGCGCGGCGGGCCGGGGGCATATGGATTACGTCGGGCAAGCTGCGCCGGGCGCGGGATTGTTCGTGCAATGCGGGTGCCTCAACCTCAACGGCGGCGCGGATATGCGCGTATGGCACCTGCCCTCCTGGGTAGGCGACATGCCCTCCGCCGACGGTGTCACGAACTTTCACGCGGGCAACCGCGACGCCCTGCAGGCGAGCGCGGACGGGCAGCTTACGGGCGGCGTCGCATTCATAAATTGCGAAGCGCGCTTTGCAATGGATGAAGCGGTGCAAATCTATTATGCGGCGTTCGGATTTTCCTGGATTCGCGGCGCGATATACGACCCGTTGCATACGCCGCCCGATTTCGCGGACGAGGATATAACGAACCACGAGCCCGGCGCGGATCACGGCTACGGGCACATTATTGGCGGGTCCGACTACAGCGACTTTTCGCTAGTTAGTCAGTCCCTCTATGCGCATACGACGGACCGCAACCCCCTGGTGTCCGCTAACAAACACGCGAGCGTTAACGTCTTGCTCTACGATCACGGGCGACCGGACATAGGCGCGGGGGCCGGGCTCAAAGTATCCGACAACGGCGGCTTTAACGAGGCGGCGGGCAAGCCGATGCAATGCAATATGGTGGGGTGCGTGTCCGTGCGCGGGCCTAACAATAACGATAGCCTAGTATTCGCGCGAACGATTAACGAACTGCCGGACAATTCGAGCGCGCACGCGGCGCATAACAGCGTGTACGGGTGGCCTAGCCCCGAAAGCCAGGACGACTTTTTTACGGACAAGCCGGATAACTACATGCGCCCAACGCTGCGCCGGGTCGCGTGGCCTGCGGGCTTAGGGGCTAACTATTCGGGCGTCCTGATCCCGTGCGCGTATCCGTTGAACCCGACGCGCCAGGAGGGGCTCGCGTTCGCGCAATTGATCCGCACCACCGTAGGGTGCAAGCCCGCGCGGCGTTACCTCTACCAGGGCGGCGTTAACAAGGTCTGCGACCAAATCGACGCGGCAATCCGGGGACTAACTAGCGAATCGCAATGGGTTAACACGGTCGACGAGGCGGGCGGCTGGCCCGACATGCCTACGGTGACCGTCGACCCGGCGAACCCGGGCGAGGAATACCCGGAGCCGTTGCCGATGGGCGCGGACCGGGACGAGGTCCTACTCTCCGGGACGTTCGCTAACGGCGCGTCGAAAATCGGTTACAGCCGCATTCGTGCGTGGACTATAGAAAAATACTTTCACGACTTAGGCAGATAGGGAGGTTTCGTGGATAAGTCACCGTTGCCGGACTCCGTAACCGTCGTGCACGCGCCGACGCTGCAGGGCACGCCGCGCATGGCGGGCGCGTATTGGATAGGAGGGGTTAGCGTCGGCGTAGGATTCTGCCTAACACAACGTCCGCGATGGCTGCATCGCGTTACGATGCGCGCGGTATTCGGGTGGGAATGGCGCGACGCCGACGAGGCACGCCTCCCGCCGCGATAGTTAGGCAGGGGCAATAGTAGCGGGCGACGGTTGGCATCCGGTCCCGCGCGTCAAGGGGCGCGCGTGGATCAAATCGACATACCCGGAACCGAACTTCCCCCGAAAAAAAAGCGCGGACGCCCGCGCATGTATGTCGACCCGGAGACCAAGCGCGCCGCCCGGGTCGCGGCCCGCCGCGAGGCGCGGCGCAAGGACCGCGAAAAGCTAGAGGCGAACCCCGCCGAACTGCGGGCGCGCGCCGTTCAAATGCGAATGCAGGCGCTAGCGCCTAAGTCCTTAGACCTTGACGTCAGGGACGACGACCTAAAGGACATTGCGGCGGACTATCCGAACGTCGCGGAGGCGCTGCAGTATGTGCGCGACGTCCTAACTAGTCGCATTCCGTCATGCTCCTGGGTGCGCCTCGCGTGCGAGCGGCACGAACGCGACGCGGCGCGCATAGAGGAATCCTCCTGGCCTTACACGTTCGACGCGAAACGGGCGGAGCGCGCGTTATCGGCTATACAAATGTTCCGCGAGATACGCGGCGCGCGGGCGGGCAAGCGGTTTAGGTTCGGCCCCTGGCAGCGGTTCCTAGTCGGCGCGATGTTCGGCTGGGTCAGCAAGGCAACGGGTATGCGCCGCTTCCGCTACGTGTTCCTGGCGGTGCCGAAAGGGAACGGGAAGTCGTCGTTAGCCGCGACGATTGCGCTGTATATGCTCGCCCTAGATCGGGAGGGCGGCGCGGAGGTGTACGCCGCAGCGGTGACCCGGGATCAGGCGCGGATTGTTTTCAACCTCGCGCAACACATGGCGCGGCAGGACGGCGCATTCCGCGCAAAGTACGGCGTAGAAGTCGGCGCGCACGCGATAACGCAGGCGTCGACCGCGTCTATCTGCCGCCCGCTGTCGCGCGACGCGAACGCACTCGACGGGCTTAACATCCACCTCGCGGTGTTAGACGAACTCGCGGCGCATAAGTCGCGCGAGGTGCACGACGTTCTACTAACCGCGACCGGCAAGCGCGCGCAATCTTTAATCCTATCTATTACCACGGCGGGGAATAATCAGTCGGGAATCGGTTACGAGCAATGGAAATACGCGCAGCGCGTGTTAGCCCAGGAGGCGACGGACGAATCTTTCTTAGGGTTGATCTATACGATAGACGACGCCGACGATTGGCAGTCCCCGGAGTCCTGGCAAAAGGCAAACCCTAACTACGGGGTGAGTGTATACCCGGAACAATTGGCGGACCTCGCGCGGCGGGCGTCGCAGATAGCTAGTCAGCAAAACGCGTTTAAGCAAAAGCATTTGAACCTTTGGACTAACGCGTCAGTCTCGTGGATGAATATGATTTCCTGGGACGCGTGCGCGGACCCGACGCTTAATGAAAACGATTTCAAGGCGGAGCAATGCGTCCTAGGCCTAGACCTCGCGGCAAAGATCGACCTAGCCGCGCGCGTTAAGCTGTTCGCGCGCACCGTCGACGGCGTCACGCACTACTATGTATTTGCACAATTCTACCTGCCGGAGGCGACAATCTTTGACGGCGTAAACGCGAGCTATCAGACATGGCACGCGGACAACTGGATCACGGGAACTCCGGGGGAAGTGATCGACTTTGAACGCATCCAGGCCGATATTCTGCAGGACGCGACGGACCATCAGGTTATAGACGTTGCCTACGATCCCTGGCAGGCGTTGAAACTAGCTAGCGAACTCGCGCAAAAGGACCTGCCCGTCATTGAGTACCGCCCGACGGTCGCGAACTTTTCCCCCGCCATGAAGGAAATCGACGCGCTAGTTAGGCAGCGGCGATTGCATCACAACGGGAACCCGGTGTTACGGTGGAATATTTCCTGCGTAGAGGTTGCGGAGGATTTCAAAGGAAACATTTTCCCGCGCAAGGACAAGGACAACCCGCAGCAAAAGATAGACGGACTTATCGCGCTACTCATGGCGATGGGGCGGCGCATGGTCTTAGAGTCGGAGGGGTCCTCCGAACCTACGCTAACCTTCGTCTAGCTAGCTGCCGCGAACTCAAAGCCGTGCTGGTGCGCGGCGGCGGGCGGCGGGATCAGCGGCAGCGGCAATTGCGCCTGGGCCGCTTCGATACGGCGGCACGCGATTTCAAAGTAAGCCGGGTCGCGCTCGATTCCGACGAACGCGTAACCGTCAAGCGCGCACGCAACGCCGGTAGTCCCGGACCCGGCGAACGGGTCAAGGATCACGCCCGACGGGCGTAGCTGCGCGAGACACCATCGCATGAGGGCAACGGGCTTTTGCGTCGGATGTTCCGCGCCGTCCTGCGCGAGCGCGCAGCGGTTAAGGGTGCAGATTCGCAGCGCGCCGAATTCGGAAGTCCAAGCGAGTTCCCCGTCCGATTGGTCGATGCGCTGCCCCTTGTCCCAAACTAACCACTTGCCCGACGGCGGCAGCGCGTCGGCGTAAAAGTTCGCGCCCCAAAAAAGCGACTTGTCCGACATTGCAAGCAACGCCGCGAGCAACGCCCGCGACGGCGGCGCGTCGTCCCAGGCGCGGAACTCATAGGCCCGCCGTCCGCCATGTGTACGGTCCGATACATAGGCGCGCCGCCCGTCGTAACCGATTCCGTAAGGCGGGTCCGTCACGCACGCGCCGACGCGACCTAGGCGCGGTAGGACCTCCGCGCAATCCGCGAGGTAAAGCGTAGCGTTCCCGATGGTGCGCACCTCTGACACGGGCGCGAGTATGCCCGGCCCGCCGCGCGGCGCGAGCCCCGCGCCGCGCTCGCGGGCAGGGACGGCCCGCAGGTCCGCCCTGGATTGCGCGCCGCGCAGCGGGCGCGAGGCTGCGTTATAAAAAGTGTATGCCGTTTCCGTGTACGTGTATCCGTTTTCCCGATACGTGTAAGCGGTTCGCCAATAGTTAGACGCCACCTTGCTAGGGTCCGCGAATGTTTCACGTGAAACAATTTGACGGCCCGGCCCCTCGCGCCTATGTTCCCGCGCCATCGGGCGACGGTTCCTCCGGCCCGCGCATCACGGAAGCCGCTAACGATGCACGCGCGCCCCCAGGTCGAAGTTCGCAGCCGCCCCGGCAAATTGAACCGCGACCGCTCCCCGCGCCCTGCCTCCCCGACACCGGCCCCGCCGCGACGCTGACTAGCTAGTTAACTCGCGGGCGACGGTGAGAGCCGGTCCCGCGCCACCTTGAGAGGTGACGCGTATGGACCTAGCGAAAATCCTAGCCCCGCACCGCGAGGGCCCGCAGGAACCGCGCGTCCGTAGCTTTCAGGAGGCGCTAACCGATATTTCCGACGAGGAACGGACCGCGACCTTTATAGCGTCGGACGAAACGGTCGACCGCTACGGGGACGTGGTGTCCGTCAAGGGGTGGGACCTCGCGAACTTCCGGCGCAACCCGGTGTTTCTCTGGATGCATTCGCAATTTCAGCCCATCGGGAAGGTTAAAAAGATCGGCGTAGAGGGGGACAAACTACTCGCCACGGTGCGGTTCTTTGATCCCGGCGACAGTAAGACCGCCGATGACCTATGGCGGCTTGTAAAGAAACGGTTGCTCCGTGCGGTGTCCGTCGGGTTCACCGTCAAAAGCGACGAGGACATAGAGCCTATCCGCGACGACAGCGAGCGCGTAACGGGTTTCCGATTCCTACGCCAGGAATTGTTAGAGCTATCCCTCGTGAGCGTCCCCGCGAATCCGAACGCGCTGCAGGTCGCACGCAGTATGGACACCCCCCTTGATTTGTTAGCGCAGGCCATGCCCCTCGACGCGTTAGTCCAAAGGGAGCAGTTAGAGGCCCGGCAACGCCTTGCGCGCTTGCGCTTGGCTGGTGTGATTTCCCGCGCGCCGCGTTAGGCCTACCTACCCTAAATACCCGGAGCATCAGGCAATGAAAATTTCAGACCGTATTGCGGAGCACGTAAAGACGCGCGCCGCCAAAGTGCAGGCCCTCGCGGAAATCCTCGACAAGTCGGAAGCCGACGGGCGCGCCATGTCCGACGACGAAAAGTCCGCCTATGACGAGACGGAAAAATCCGTCAAGGATATAGACGACACCATGATCCGACTGCGCGACTTGGAAGGTATCCAGGCACGCGGCGCGCAGCCCGTGTTAGGCCCGCGCATCGAAGTAGCTAGCGCGCCGAAAGGAATCCGGTTCGCGCGTATGTGTCAGGCCATCGCGACCTCGCGCGGCAACGTGCCGCAGGCGGTCGAAATCGCGAAAATGCAATGGCCCGATGATAAGGACATGCATAACGTCTTGCGCGCGCAGGCGTTAGGGATCACGCGCGCCGCCGTGCCTGCGGGCACGACGACGGACCCGGCCTGGGCCGGCGCACTTGTTAGCGCGCAGACCATGTCCGCCGAACTAATCTCCCTCGTCGAAAAGGAAACCGTCATAGGGCAAATGACGCAGGTACGCCGCGTGCCCTTTAACGTGCGCATCCCGCGCGAGGTGACCGCCGTCGGGTCTGCCAAGTGGGTAGGCCAGGGCGCGAGCAAGCCGCTAGGCAAAGGGGCTTACGATTTCGTCACGATCCCCTGGGCGAAGGCTGCCCTAATTGTCGTGATCACGGAGGAACTCGCGAGGTTTTCGAACCCTGCGGCGGAGGGCCTCATGCGCGACTCGCTAGTGAGGGGCATTACGGATTTCCTTAACGATCAGTTCGTGGGCTCCGGAATCGCGCCGGTTGCGAACGTATCGCCGGGCGGCATTACGAACGCGCTGCCCGTCGGGCAAACGTTCCCAAGTTCGGGCGAGACGGTTGCGCATATTCAGTATGACCTTAACCATGCGGTCGCGTTGCTACACGAGTTCAACGCACCGCGCGCGCCCACCTGGATCATGCACCCGCAAAACCTAATCTACATTGCGAGCGCGCTAAACGCGTTCGGCGCACCGGCGTTCCCGTCGGCGGCTAGCAAGACTCTGATGGGTTATCCGGTCATTACGTCCGCGCACTTAGACACGGACGAAATTATCCTACTTGATCAGGCGGGGGTATTGCTCGCGAGCGACGATAGCGTAACGGTCGACGTATCGCG